CGTTATCTTCATTCTACCTTGGCTCTTGGGTCCGGTGGTCTAAATGGCTCAACCTCAGGCAGTATCAGTCGAGACGCCTAGCGCCGATGTTCAGGTCGAACGGCAGGCTGATGGCTCAGTAATCATCAACCTCGAGACACGTAAGCCGAGGTCAAAGCCAGCTAACGACAAGTTCGACGCTAACCTGGCGGAGGACATCGGCGATGCGGGCCTGAGTGAGATTGCCACCGAAGTGATCGAGGGTATCAACGCAGACCTTCAGTCACGGTCTGAGTGGATCAACAACTACAACAAGGGTATCCAGCTCCTCGGCCTCAAGATCGAGGATGTAAATAAGACCGAGACGCAACTATCGACCGTTCGTCACCCGATGCTGCTTCACGCAGTGGTCAAGGGTCAATCACTCGCTCAGGCTGAGATGCTGCCCGCAGCCGGGCCGTGTAAGGTGATGAATACCGGCGACCTGCCACAAGGCGTCGCTGAGGACCTCGAGTCGTCCATGAACTGGTACATGACGACCGTGATGACCGAGTACTACCCCGACACTGACCGCATGCTGTTCTACGAGTACTTCGGCGGTACTACGTTCAAGAAAGTCTATCGGGACCCATTGCTCCGTCGCCCGACCTCGCGCTTCGTTGAGCTGCCCGACCTGATCGTGTCGCAAGGCGCCACAGACCTTCAGACTGCGCTCCGCGTTACTCACCGCATTGAGATGAGTAAGAACGACGTGAGGCGCTATCAACGGGCTAAGCACTGGGTTGACGTTGACCTGCCTGATCCTGTGGAGCACATCGAGGAAACTGACCAGGCCGAGGCTATCGTCACCGGTATCAGCTCACAGCGAACTCGACGTGAGGACTGGCCCTATACTATCTATGAGTGTTATACCAAGCTCGACTTGGATCGTTGGGACCTTAAGGAGAAATCCTTGAGTTCTGACGATGCGGGTGTGGAACTGCCGTATCGGGTAACCATCGATGCCGACTCCCAAACCGTGCTAGAGATCAGACGTAACTGGAAGCAGAAAGACCCGCTGTTCCTCCCGCGGCGTCGCTTCGTCAAGTTCGGCTTGATCCCGGGACTCGGCTTCCTCTCGCTTGGTTATCTGCATCTGCTCGGCAACCACACCCGCGCTCTTACTGCTCTTGAGCGTATCCTGATTGACGCCGGTATCTTCGCTTCCTTCCCCGGTGGCGTCAAGGCTCGCGGTATACGCGGCGAGAGCAATATCATCAGGCCATCGCCCGGTGAGTTCGTTGAGATTGATGGTCCAGACGGTGACATCACCAAGGCCATCATGCCGCTGCCGTTCAAGGGACCGACGGCAGAATGCTTAGCCTTGCTTCAGCATCTCGAGGGCCAGGGTGAGAAGACCGTCGGCATCGTTGAAGTCGTAAGCGGTGAAGGCTCGACCAACGTACCGGTGGGCACTATCATGGCCCAGATCGAGCAGGCGACGCAGACATTGCTCGCAGTTCATAAGCGGCAGCATCAATCTCAGGCCGAAGAGCTGTCCCTGTTACGTGAGCTGCTGATCGAGCAGCCTGAGCTGCTTCGTATTCCTGACAAGGAGCAGAAGTGGACACCTGATCAACTCGCGTCAATGTCGCTGGTACCCGCGTCTGATCCTAACGTCCCAGCGCACATTCACCGTATCATGCAGGCCTGGGTGCTTGAGATGCTCTCGACTGCTCATCCCGAGATGTATAACCGCTTCGAGGTGCAGAAACGTATCCTCAGCGCTGCTCGGGTTCAGCCTGATGGTCTGCTGGTCGATCCGTCGCAGATGCCACAGGGCCAGGACCCGACGGCAGCGATTGAAGCACTCTACGCCAAGATCGAGGAGATGAAGGTCGCGCAGAAGGATCGGCAGATGCAGGTTGACGCTGCACTTGCTGGTGCCGAAATGGAGCGTAAGACTAAGGAGACGAAGGTCAAGGGCGCCATCGCTGCTGCCGAGCTCGATCAAGCTGACCGTCACCACGCCGAGGAACTCGCTGATAAGGCCGCCGACCGTTCCTCGAAAGAACAGATGTCTGAGTTCGCTCAGCACACCGAGAACGACATGCGGGCTCAGGAGCTTCAGGCGACGATGGACTCTGAACGCCTCGCTGCCGTCACTGAGCACCGTGGCCTCGACATCGAAGAGAAGGGTATGGCCGCCGGTATGGCTCATGAGGCTGCTCAGGCCGACCGTGACCATGAGATGAGGAAGACCGAGCACGCCACAGGCCTTGCTTCTGAGCACCAGGATCGTCAGCTCGGCGAACAGGCTCGACAGGACGAGCTTGGTATGCGTGCCAAGGAGCATGAGGACGGCGTACAGCTCGAACGTGAGGGTCTCGGCGTACAGGCTGCGTCGACCGAGCTCAGCAACTACACGGCGCAGCGAGGCCAGGACAAATCAGCCCAGGCCAAGAAGCAGCAGTCGAAGCAATCTAAGAAAGGGAAAGGGAAGCGTCGGTGATGCAGCCACTTCTGAAGTTTGACCTCGTAGAGGACGAGTTCACCTTCAAGTGTCCGTGCGGTTGTGGTGACGTGATCGATAACCCGATTAGGGGCTTCACCTTCACTAACCTTGGTGATGGCCTTACTATCCGGCCGTCGATCACTCTGGTAAGGAAGAACCAGGATGGTCGTCAGTACACGCACTGGCAGGGTTTCTTGACCAAAGGCAAATGGGAGGAAAGTAGTGAACAAAGACCTATTCTCTAGTAACCCCGACACGGCTGAGGACAAGGGTAAAGCAGCTTTTCCTTATGCCGCCGACTACAGGAATAACCCCGAGCTCGTGAGGTTTCGCCAGCAGATCGTGGCGAAGGAGCAAGAGCTTCAGGAGATGAAGGATCACTGGACTGGCGCCATGCACCTGTGGCAGGCATCGCTCCCGGTACTGTCTCGGCTTGTGTTCGCCGCTCGTGATCGCTGTAACTGCGGCGCCGGCATGGCGTATGATCCTGTGGGACCTGGCGTTGGTCCGTTCGTCTCGCCGCTTAATGGCTACTGGCAGTGCTCGGCACAGATACTCGGCACCGCTGATGAGAGTATTGCTCACACGCCTAACCTGCCGTTTGCCTTCTACGAGATACTCTCGGAAAATCAGCCCAGTGCTAACGGGGCGACGACAAGACCATGACTGCCGACATTCACCTTATCGATGGCGACAAGATCGCCACACCCGGTCATCCTGATCCTCAGGTAGTCGCGACTATCGAGATGTTGCTCGAGGCGGCGAAGTCAGGCCGTATCACCGGTATCTCCTATTGTACTGTCTTCAACGACCAGTCAGTAGCCGGCTATTACTGCGGCGAGATTAGCCGTGCTCAGGTTGGCTCACTGTTCGCCATGATGGGTAGGATCAGTCGTGAGGTAGATGAATGATCCTGGCGATTGACTTCGACGGCGTGCTGCACGACCAGAAGAACCCGGTTGAAGGCCGGAAGATGGGTCGGCCGGTCGAAGGCGCATATGCGGCGATGGTCCAGCTCAAGGTTCAAGGTCATACTCTTATCGTCCACAGCGTCTGGGGTGGCCCCGCCATGGCAGAATGGCTGCGCTTCTACCAGATACCGTATGATGAGATTACTTCGACCAAGCCTAAGGCTGACTTCTACATCGATGACAAGGCTATCAAGTTCACATCCTGGGAGGATACCCTCAAATGCTTGACAAACTGATCGCACTGCTGCTGTGGCCCCGAGTGAAGGCTGAATGGCTTGACAATGGTCACTCCTGGTATCCGGAGGATCGCCAGAAGCTTTGGTCAGCGTTGCTTCAAGATATTCACGCGACGCCATCGCTTGTCGTGGATGCTATCACCTTCGGCAAGGCTATCAAGGAACGCACTGCTGATCGCCTGACCAAGCGCTTCGACCTTAGTAGCGCGATGAACGAAGCCGCTAACGTGGCGATGGCCCGAAAAGTTAAGATCGAGAACGACCCTGACCCGGTGCAGCCTCTCACGCAGAGTCAGGAGATGGCGCTGAGGTTTCAGCGTGACATCCTTGAGAGGCGACTGAAAGGAAAGTCAAGACTATGAGCAAGTATCCCTATGGCGGTGATCGCAAGGCTGATGCTTCGAGCCGAGCGAACAAGGTTCTGGGCTACAAGAAAGGTGGTGCCGTCGAAGATAATGGCACCAACATCAACATTACGATTGGTAAGCCTGAGGATGAAGCTGGGGCCGGCATGCCACCGATGATGCCCCCGCCGCCTCCTCCGATGATGAAGCCGCCGGGTCCGCCGATGGGTGGTCCTCCGCCAATGCCAGGAATGGGTGGCCCTCCACCTATGATGGGCATGAAGCGTGGGGGTCGCACTGGCGGCAATAGCGGCTCCAGCAAGTAATGCCGCTGTCGGACTCATACACGTTCTTACGTGAAGAGCTCGATAAGCGAATAGAGCTTCTGCGCAACCAGATATGCACAGGGGTTCCCGTCGAGAAGTATCATGAGCTGATCGGTAAGCTGCGCGGCCTAGAGGAGGCCCGCAGTCTTACTCTACCAAAGGAGGTACCACAGCGTGACACAAGCATTAAGAGTACAGCACGATAAAGACCCGAAGCTCGAGATACAGGAGCGGTGCAACGAACTGCTCAAGGGTATCACTCTGCTCGGCACACAAATCCTCGTCGCCATCTATCGTCGCCCCGATAAGACTAAGGGTGGCCTATATCTCGCCGATACTACTCGTAAGGAGGACGTCTACCAGGGAAAGGTGGGCTTGATCCTCAAGATGGGCCCGTTGGCGTTCGTCAGCGATGACAGAAACACCTTCCTGCCGCCCAACCCAGCTGTGGGTGACTGGATCGCCTTCCGAGTTGGCGACACCTGGCAATGTACGCTCAACGACCAGCCATGCCGCATGGTTGAAGACGTTGACGTCCGCATGATCGTAACTGAACCAGATATGCTCTACTAGGAGGAAGTCATGGGTAACTATCGCTACGTCTGGTACATCGAGAACAGCGGCCCCGCTCAGGAGGCCAAGGTCAACGACTGGACTAACTCAGAGTGGATTAGTCGTCTCCAGCTCGCCGATGGCACTCACAGGTCTAGCATTCCATTTTACCAGGACACGACCGAGCCAATCGTTGAGAATACCTACGCCTATTACTCGCAGCCGATGCCCGACGGCGACGTGCTCGAGGAAGCGATCAAGAAGTCGCTTGGTCGTGATGGTGGCGTCGAGCCCAGCGATAACGGCGGCGACGACGGGGCCTAGGCGATGGATTTTTCTGACGCCTTACGCTTAGTCAAAAAGGGTCATCGCCTGGCCCGGGCGGGCTGGAATGGCCGGAGTATGTTCATCTTCTACGCTGAGACAGCCCACGCAACCCCAGCAAAGACCTGGCCCACCGGACAGGTGACATACGACCCTCATATTGACTTACGCACGGCTACGGGACATTTTGTGCCCTGGCTGGCGTCCCAAACCGACTTGCTAGCTGACGACTGGGAAACTGTACGTGAAACCTAGAACAGTCCTTGACGACGTACTGACCTCGATGTACCGCGCCGACGTCTTTGGCCATGAGCCACGGGAAAAGGCGCGTAACCGCATGAAGACGATCTTGGGCAATGCCTCCGTAAGGAAACAGGCCCACGAAAAGCTTGCGGAAGCAGAACAGGTCAATCAGGTACGTAAGAACAAGGACTATGTCACCAGCAAGACCATCCAGTATCTCAAAGAGGGACTCTCGTGAGCACCCAGCAAACTGCGGACGACGATATCACTGCCCTTAAGCAGACCATCACCGACACTGCGAAGGGGAAGGCCGAAGCCGAGGCACGCGCCAGTGCTGCCGAGACCGAGGTCGCTAAGGCTCGAGAGGTTGCTCAACGTGCTATCGCTGAGCGCACCAAGTCTGATAAGACTGCAGCTGTGGCTGCTATCGCAGCAGGCGAACAGGAACTCGCCAACCTCGAGAACCAGCTCAGTACAGCGTTGGCAAGCCGTGACGCTGCCGGTGTGGCCAAGGTCACTCGTGCTCTCGCCTCGGCGCAGACACGTCTTGATCAGTGGACCAATCAGAAAGCGCGTATCGAGAATACCGAGAAGAAGTGGTTAGCCGAGGCTGAGGCACAGGCTCGTGCTCAGGCTAATCAGCCGGCACAACCTGCTGGCGGTGACATCAATCGCTACCCGCCCAAGAGTCGTGCTTGGCTCGAGGCTCATCTCGACGTGTTCCACAATCCGTCGAAGATGAAGAAGGTCTTCGCTGCTCACGTCGAGGCTGAGGCTAACGACGTGGTGATTGAGTCGCCTGAGTACTTCGCTCTGATCGAGCAGCGTGTCGGCCTGACGAAGAGGAAGGAAGACACCGGCGATGATCCTCTGAGCGACGCTGCGGTGATCGAGACCGATGAGGTGGTCGATACTCGTCCTGTTCGTGACGCTACTGCTGTGGCAGCGGCGCCTTCACGTAACGGTGGCGGTGGTCGTTCAGAGTCACCGGGCCGTGTTCGCCTTACGCCCAGTGAGCAGGAGATTGCCCTCGCCAGCTTCTCACACCTGACGACCAAGGAAGAGAAGCTCAAGGAATACGCCAAGAACAAAGCTGCTCTGCAGCGTGAAGGAAGACTTTAATGGCACGCGCCAAGCGTAGTATCGAGCCTGAGGTTAAGACTCAGCGCAAGAAAGATATTCGTCCCGAGGGCAAGGAACGCCTTGTCCGTCACTCACGCACTGCTGATCGGTTTTACGTCGATCCCGCACGTATTCCTGACGGCATGTCGTATGAGTGGAAGCGCCAGACCTACGTCGGCAAGGAGGATCGTACCTACCAGACGATGCTCGCCGGCAATCACTGGACGCCGGTGCCCGCGTCGCGTCACCCTGAGATTACCGATGAGGGTGGCGATAAGCAGATCATCGTTGATGGCCTCACGCTGATGGAGCGTCCAAAGTATCTCACGGACGAAGCCCATGCTGAGGATAAGCAACAGGCGCGTCGTCAGGTCGGTGACCAGATGGAACGCCTGCAACAGGATATAGGTCAAGCACCAGGTGTCCCGAAGACGCCAACTACGGTAGCTCGTACCTACGAGCGTACTGAAGTCCCCGCGGACGAGTAAGCTCGATCACTGGCAGAGGGGCTAACAACTCCTCTGCTTAACCGCTACCCCCGGGGGTGGCATAACGTGTAGAAGAAGGGAGTCACGCGCCGTGACCGCTTCAAGAGTGAAAGCAGGAGCCTCCAATGGCCAACCCTACGGGTGGTTTTGGGCTTCGGCCGGTTCGCCGCTTGGACGGTGCAGCGCCGACGTTCCAACTCCGCGAAGTAGAAATTGCCTACAACTACTCTGGCGTGATCGCAAAGGGCGATATCGTCAAGTGGCTTAACACAGGTCTTATCGACCTCTATGCCGCCGCCGGTGCTCAAGTCGGCGGCGTTTTCATGGGCTGTAAGTACCGCGACCCCAACATCGGGAATATGGTATGGCGTCCCATGTGGAATGCTGTCTCGGGTCTGGCATCGACCGAAAAGGTCATCGCCTACATCCTTGACGATCCGATGATGGTCTATGAGGTTCGCCTCAACGGTACCACTGTCGGCGCCACCACTCACATCGGCCAGACCCTGGAAGTCATCGTCGGCACGCCGTCGGCGCTGAATGGCCAGTCGGTCATGCTCGGTGTGTCATCCGGTCTCGGTACGACCACCACCCTCCCGCTCCGTGTCGTGGGTCTGGGCCAAGGTGCTGATAACGACAATACGGTGAAGAACAACATCATCGAAGTCGTCCTCAACACGCTGACCCCGGGCTACATCGCCCCGGCTAACACGCTGTAATAGGGAGCAGCACACATGCCTATCAACCTTACTTCAATCCGCAACGAGTTGCTCCCCGGATTGCGCGGCATCGAAGGCCGCTACGACCAGATCGCGACCCAGTGGGACAAGGTCTTTGACCGTAGCACTTCGACCATGGCCCTCGAGCGCACCAGTGAAATGCGCTTCCTTGGCCTTGCCAAGCAGAAGTCGGAAGGCGGCTCGATCCGCTTCGATAATGGCGCCGGTGATCGCTACATCTACAGCCAAGAGCACCTTGAGATGGCTCTGGGCTACGCAATCACTCGGAAGGCAATCGAAGACAACCAGTACAAGTCGCAGTTCGATCCGTCGAACCTCGGCCTGATGGAGTCCTTCGCTCAGACCAAGGAAATCCAGGGCGCGTCGATCCTGAACCTCGCCACCACCTACGATACTAACGTCGGCGGTGATGGTGTGGCCCTCTGCTCGACGGCGCACCCGTATGACCTCGGCACCTGGGCAAACCGCCCCTCTACTGACGTAGACCTGAACGAGGCCTCGCTCGAGGCTGCACAGATCGCCATCCGTCAGTTCCCCGATGCCGCTGGCCTGCGTATCATGGCCCGTGGCCTGAAGCTGCTCGTCCCGATCCAGCTTGAGTACGTCGCTTGCCGACTGCTCGAGACCGAGGGTCGTCCGGGCACCGCCAACAACGACATCAATGCCCTCAAGGCAAAGGGGTCGTACAGCGGCGGGTATATGACGCTCGACTTCCTTACCTCGCAGTATGCCTGGTTCGTGAAGACCGACAAGCGTGGCCTCCTGTACCTCGACCGTCGCAAGTTCGAGACGGACATGCAGGTCGACTTCACCACGCAGAACCTGCTTGTGGCCGGTACCGAGCGTTACTCCTTCGGCTACTTCAACCCGAGGGCGATCTACGGCTCGTTCCCGACCTCGTAACCAGGGAGAAGCAACATGCAACCCACTGGTCCCTACACTAACTTCGATGGACTCGCCACGTACGGCGTGCCTGTCATCGGCCTTGCTCAGGGATTGCCCCTTGCTCCGAAGTATTGGTTCGTCTCGTCCAATACCACGGACTCAGGCAAGCCTCTCGGCTCGGCCGCCGGGGATGGCTCCTACAGCCGTCCTCTTGCAAGCATTACCGGCGCGCTTGCTAAGTGCGTCGATAGCCGCGGTGACTGCATCGTTGTGATGGATGGTTACACGGAGACTCTTGCTGCGGCTGCTGGTATCGCCATCGATAAGATCGGCGTTACCATTGTGGGCCTCGGTGTGGGTAATCGTCGTCCCACCATCAACCTCGGTACTGCCACTACCGCTACGGTCACTGTGACTGCTGCTAACGTCACGATTAAGAACATTCGCTTCCTCAGCACCTTTGCTGATGTGGTGACTGCCATTAACCTGACGGCTGCAGGGTTCTCGTGCCTGTACTGCGACTTCGGTGACTCCGCAGTCGACCTCAACCTGCTGTCTGCGATCAAGGCTACGAGCACTACCGATGGCAACGCTAACGATTTCCAGGCCATCGGCAATACCTTCCTCAGCCAAGACGCGGCCACTCTGGCCTTCGTCATCTTCACGGCTGACGTGCTCAAGGTCAAGATCGAGGATAACATCATCGTCAACGAGGGTACTGGTCTCGCGACGATCTTCACTTGCGCCACCGGTAAGGATATCCGCATGGCTTCAGTACGTCGCAACGTGCTGTCTTCCAAGGCCACCGCGGGTAACCTCGGCTACTCGAACGATACGGCGTCGCCCAATAACTCGGGCGTCATCGCTGACAACTACATCGGTCATGCTGACGTAACCGGTGCAATGGCGTTGGGTGTGGTCGGCGGTTGCCGCATGTTCAACAACCTCACCGTCTCGACCGATGCACTGTCGGGCTTCGTCATCCCGGCAATCGACGTGGACCTGTAATGATGCCTGGCCTACTGACCAACGAGTGCTATCAGCACATCAAGCACGTTCCGTTAGGGGGAGTGCTGCCTGTGCTGGACAAGCTCAAGTTCGTGTCAGTAGGCCAATCGTCGCCAGGTAAGTATCAGTGCGATGTTTCTTTAAGGCCCTTCCCATTACCGCTCGAGTTTCTCATTACCTCGCTAAACCTTGGTGGTGAGACAGCTCGGGCGGTCGTGAGAAAGCTAGCGCCACGTCAGTCTATTCCTCCCCACACCGATAAGTGGATGGCAGAAGAAGCTGATTGGCGTCGCTTTCAGGTGCCGCTCGTCACTGACCCCTCAATTATCATGCGCTGGCCCGAGGATGGACACGAGCTCCATCTCGCCGCTGGCGAACTCTACGAGGTTCGCTTCGACCGTACACACGAGGTGATCAACGGCTGGGATGGCGAACGTCTTCACCTTCAGATAGACCAGGTCAACGCGACCATCTAGGAGTGATACATGCTCCCTCGAGTTCAATCCTACGTCCTGGCCACCGCTGATGATGATGGCGTTAGCGTCAACGCCACGCCCGGTGCTGCCGGTAACCTGACCATCGGCGGTGCTCTTGCCGCCGGCGGTGTTGCTACATTCGACGTTGCCCGCCGCGTTCTGCTTACAACTGCTGCCGATGAGTCTGGCAAGACTGTCACCATCTACGGCACTGATCGCGATGGTAAGACAATCTCTGAGACAAAGACTGGTCCTAACGCGACGACGGCGTATACCGACCTCGACTTCAAGACAGTTACTCGCGTCGCAGTGAGCGCTGCCTTCACTGGTAACATCAAGGTCGGCACTGTCGCCCGCGGCAGTACTCGCTGGTTCATGCTCAACTATAACGCTGCAGCCTTCGAGGTCGGCGTTACGGTCAAGGTTACCGGCTCAGTCACCTACACCCTCGAGACTACCGCCAACGACCTGATGGGTTACTACGACACGGGTAAAGGCGCTGGGCCTTGGGTTGATGCCGCCACGCCATTGCCGATCCCCGATCAGTTCCTCGGTAACATGAGCGCCAGCGGTCAGACCATACTCACCGTACCCTGCCGCGCCGTCCGTGCCACCATCGTCGCCGGTACGGGCACCATCGAAGTCACAGTAATTCAATCGGGGATACGCGGATGACCGCCTCAGCCTCAATTCTTGGTTCACTGCCTGCTAGTAACGCTGTCGTCAAGACGGCAAGCGATACTGTTCCTCTCGAGCAGCCGTCCCGTGCCATCTACATCGGCGGCACTGGTCACCTCGAGGTCCACATGGTAGGCGCTGCGCCTACAACCTACGTGCTGTTCTCGGCTCTGCCTGTGGGAACAATCCTGCCCATAGCTGTGGACTACGTCCGAGCTACCAATACAACTGCCTCTCTCATTGTGGTGATGTGGTAATATGCCCAGCATCGGTATCGGAGGCGGCCGCACCGCCACGCCGTCTGACCTTTCGGGCGTCCTGGCCCTCCTCGAGGCGATCAGTAACCCGAAGAGAACAAAAGAGGCACTCGAAGCGCTTCAGGAGGCCCAGAAGGGCGTTGACGCTAAACTGGCCTCGATCACCGCGCTTCAGGCCGAAAGCGACCGTACGCTCGCCTTAGCCGCCTCGCGCCAAGCTGAAATCGTCGAGGCTCAACGTAAGGTTGACGCCA